CTAAGATATTCCAGTGGTGGCCGCGATCTTTCTCACCATATCAGTGATCTCATCTCCTCCAAGGCCCTCCAATGGTTTAATCTTCCGACGTCACCTGTCTACACTCACCCGGTTATCTTATTCCAAGATGAGCCAGAAGGTGAAGTATGGAGATGCTTTTGCCAGATAATCAAGAGAATCATCACACAAGCAATCATAGTGGAAGGGTTTCCCATATATAGGGGTTATCAGCTCCTCCGAAGGAACCTTACTGTTGCTATCATGTCCTCTAGAACAGAGGAAGGCAGGGTTGGGATGATCATCCGACTCTGTCATAATGTCAGGCTATGGTTAATTCAGAGAGGATGCCCTATAGCAGCTTCACGTTTAACAGACCTCATAGAGGGGCGAGAAATATATAGGATCGGTATATCCTGTTATGAAGCTAGTCGATTGTTTAGAGACTTATCCGTGGTTACTGTCGTACTCCCCCTACAGAGCAATCTTCAAGAAACCGGGATGGCTCCCTTAGTGATAGAGTGCACCCAACTGACAAGGGATCCATGTGATGTTCCATTACCGAGTCCCCAATGGAATTACCCCCACAATAGAGTGCAGTGGGATATGTTCAACTATCATCGACTTAAAGGTCGGGTATACGGTGGAGATTCTTCTGTAGCCTATTCATATGGTGCCCTTGGTTTATGTTTGCCAAACAAGGAGGTTTTGATAGTCGGATGTGGGTTGGGGAGTGGAGCTGCATGTTTAATCTCCATAGGACTTCCACGTGTCTATGGATTAGATCTACATAGTGACATTGACCCTCGTTGTTGGCTTGATGGTAACCTCACCCCTCCAGTAATCCTGTCACTTCAGATGGAGACAAAATTTGATAGGGTGCGAACACATGGAGATTATGATAGTGATATCTTTCAGACAGCAACTCAGTTATTGATCAGGAGTTATTTAGGAAGATCTGGTATTCTCCTTGTTGATATCCCAATTAGAAATCGACTTATGGCCCTCCATTTGTTAACTGCTTGCAAGAATATCAGAGTAGGAGGGTTGTGCGGAATTAGACTTATCATGCATATTGCATGCATTGAGGACATGATTGGATACATATACCAAGAGTGTTCTCGTATCCAACTAATCCCAATATTCTCAAAAGATGGGATAGCGGAAGTCTGGATCTTGTTTACAGTGGGTGATGCTGAATTCTCTGGCAGTGCAAGGGTACCTCTCCCCGATATTAATAATTGTAGGCAGCAATGGATTCCGGCTCAAATCTCCTCCATTGGGGGAATAGAATACCTGAGGACACTGTTGCTTGCCGGGTATGCCAAGATAACAATCGGTGAGTATGAGGCCAGTGCTTTAGCCCTGGAACGGATGTTAGGTGCTTCAATCGGGATCTCAAGCCATCGGTTTACATACCATCAATGGACACAGCTTATCGAGAGTTGGATTTCTTTCTTGATCTTAATCGACCCTGCTAGGGATAGTGTCATTGAGACTGTAATCCAGCAATCAATGACAACCATTGTAATAGCAGGCCATACAGTCCCTACCAATGTCACTCTTCACTTGAGACGCAAGCTTACCAGAATATTACCACGACTTATCAATGTTTAAACTTTTAAAATGTAGGCAGTTGTTCTCATTCTTGTATGGTTATTCTCTCCTCAACTCAACTGAGTATTGACTAAACAAAATAACTAACAAGAGTGCAGGTACTTGGGGTCATGAATCACTCAGAGAAGTTGGAATGAGGAAGGTCAATATCACTGACTTGGCAACCTCAAACCAACGGGTAGAGGCCACCAAAAGAAACCAGGTGTGATCGCAGAACGACCGGAACCCACCGGAACACAAC